ATTGATGATGGTTTCAAAGTCCACAACTTCTTCTTCGCCATCCACGTACTTTTCAGCATCACGTGCTGTGAGCGCACGAGCATATCCTTCTAAATATTTTTTAAAATGTTTGGTACGTATTTTACGTAGTTGAATGTTGAGAAAGTTCAACACAGCTTCAATTTCTTGTAGCTGGTTGAACCTGTGCTCAGTTATGCCTGGCAGGGCTGTGATGTTCTTTTCTACTAGGCCGCTAATTTTGCAGTCACGTTTGGCATCCGTGAGTTCTGACTCAAAATGTGCAATGAAGTCAGGAATGTTGCCAAGGTCGGCAACTACTCGGCTGTACCACATCAGTAGTCATCTTCTTTGTTGTAGTTGTCCTCGTCATCAAACTCTTCTTCCTCTTCTTCCTCATAGTCCTTGTCATTGTCCAAGTATGCAGTTAGAGCTTTTTTAATGTCTGAATCGCCTTTGAAGGCTTCTCGAATTTCTTCAACGTCATGATCATGATCAATCAGGATAGACACAATGCTTTCGGCAGCATCTATACGATCTACCACGTTGACGTATCGTTTTAGTTCACCCCAAATTTCGCTTGCTACTTCTGCTGACATTTTATTCCTCCGTTGCGTCGGCTGTACTTACCTCGGTCTTGATGTTGTTGAAGTCAGCCATGACTTTGTCCAAACAACCATCATCGTTCTTTTCCCATGCTTTGCGGAACTTCTTGATGATCTCGCCATCGCTGGTGGTAAACACCAAGCTGTTGCCTTCACGCTTGAGCATTTCTTTTTTCTCAATCAAGTCTACCAAGCCTGAGTAAGGGCTCATACCTGTTGTGTAAGGAATCTTGACCTGCACACCTTCAAACGGTTTGGCATAGCGTGTTTTCATGACTTTACAGCCTGCACGAATACCGTTGACATCACTCACCTTGTTGCCGTCCTCGTCCTCTTTGAGCTTCATTTTCTTCATGGCCACCACAATTGAACTGGCGTAAATGAAACCTTGGCCGCCACTGATTTTATCATCAGGGTCAAACATGTCTTGGCTAGCGTATGTGTGGTTGGTACAAACCAGGCCCACATTGTAACTACCAAACATGTTCACACAGTTACGCACCAGGGCAGTGAGAGCTTTGGGTTTACGACCCAGGTCACCCTTCATTTCACCAGCATCAAATTGATTGACGTCTGTGGGGGTCAACAACATGCCCAAGCTGTCAATAACAAACATGACCTTGGGTCGTTCGCCTTCGGGCAGGGCTTTGTAGTCGCTCATGAACGTTGAAATGGTCTTGGCCACATCGTCAATCATGGCCATACTAAGTTTCAGCAGTTTGCTTTCGCTTGTATCCACACCCAAGGCTTTGAGCCAGTCCTCATCAAGTGCGTTCTCGCTGTCAATCAACACCACAAAGATACCTTGCTCTTGTGCGTTCTTGATAATGTTACCTGAACAAATGTACGATTTACCTGCGCCTGAGTCGCCAGCAAACACTGTGACCTTGCCTAGTGGGATACCGCGATTGAAGTCACCCGAGATCAGGTAGTTCAAGGCATAATTGCCTGTGCTGATCCAGTCTGTGGGATCGTTAAAGCCGATGCTGAGTCCATCAATGCTTTTTGTGATTTCCTTGCGGAACTTGCTTACGTCAAATGGTTTTCCCATGTCTGTCCTTTAAAATTTAATACTTGCTCGATTGTTGTCTCGAGAATTTCTAAATAAAACTTTTCTGTATTCAAATAAGTTTTCTGAAATATCCACAATGTTAGCAACAGGCAATTGATCAGTTATCAATGGCACACCATGTGTGTTTGCCCATGCTGTTGCTTCCCGGCTGTAAGGAATAGTTTGAGGTTTTTGTAAATTTAACTGAAACGAAAACTCCAACTGTTCATAGTTGTAGTGATCAGAATATGTTAAATTGTCATCAAAAAATTCAAACTTGTTGTAATACTGTCGACCAACATACGTATACCCAAAACTAAAATTTGTCACATTGTTGTTTGATATTATACTATCAATAAATGGATTGTCAAATACTTCCCATTTGTTATCTGCACTAAACTCTAGATTGTGTTTATTGAAAGATGCCTCTAAACGGTGAACTCCTAAGTTCACTTCTTCGTATGGATATATGTATCCTAGCTTCTCCATTGCTGGAGCAGTTTTGACAACTCGAATTGCATCTGGGTACAGTTCATGCAACTGATTACCCAGTTTGGCTTGGTTTGAATTTGTGCTGTATCTAAGTGCATCAATGTCAACATTTTCAAGTTGTGAAAACACCCAGTCCGAATGAGTCTTGTTTAAAAAATTTTGATCTAGATAATTTTCTAGGTCAGTGTGTTGATCAAACGATCGACCAATCAAATCGTACAAAACTTCATTGGTCTTTGATATTGCCCAATGTAGATGTGTGATTTTTTTATCAAGTTCGCCAAACACTGTTTGATTGTTTGAAAAACTGTTTTGCTGTTTTTGGTTTGCTTGATCTACAAAAAATTCAAAAAGCTCATGATTAGATACAACCTCAAATGGTAAACAATCGCCTGAGTTATCAAATACTAGAGAAAATTTCATTGGTGTTGATTGAAATGGATCTGAGTCTCCCCAGATCCATGTACTATCACTTGTTTTGACGGCTACGGATCATGGCCAGGATATCCTGGGCATTTTGACCTGAGGCTGCGGGCTTGACCACTGGCGCCACTGCTACAGGCGTGTCGTCTTCGTCAAAGTCACTTGCTGGCGCAGGTGCTGCCACTTTGAGTGCTGGTTTAGCTGCTGGTACTTCGTGTGCGTCTCCATGACCGTCTACAGCATGTGTGCTGCCGCCTGGTGCTTGCACACCTGCAGGACGGAAGTACTGACCCCAACGTTCTGTGTCGTAAGGTTGTCCATCCACACTAGCCTCAAACATCTCTTTGATGACTCGTAGTTCAACATCGCCTGGACGCTTGGGCAGGAATGTGCTCAAGTCAAACAAGCCATGTGTGGCAATTGCCGCTTGTTCAGCTTCGGTCAATGCTGATTCCTTACGTGCCCATTTGCTTGTGCTGTAGTCAGCATAGCCACCTTTTGCTGTCTTTGACACACGGAAGTCCAGGCCACGCAGGGTGTCTGTGGGCATTTCTTCCAGTTCAGGATCCATCAATGCGCCCTTGATGGTGGCAAAGATTTGTGGTCCAATGATGAAACGTCGGATTGGATTCTCCGGAGTCTTGTCTTCGCTTAAGGGATTCTCACGCACAAAGCCTTGAAAGATGTATGAACGTTTCTTCCAGTATTTGCGACCCATTTCTTCAAGGCTCTTGTCCTTGAACCAGGTGCGTACTTCTGCCAAGATAGGACATGCTTCGCCCCACATTTCCACACAAGGTACTTGCACGTACACTTGTTTAGAATCCCCTTCGCCTTTGATGCCAGCGAAAGGCAAACGAATCATTGCTCGTTCTTGCCAGAAAAATGTGTTTTTTGTATTTGCATCGGGAAGGAATCGCAGTGTTGCACTTTGCCCTTCTTCCATGTTCCAGTGAGCGTAAATGGAGTTGTCTCCACCTGTTTGTCCGCCACCTTTGTTGCCCTCTGCTGCCTGTAGTCTTGCTCTGATTTCTGCTAATGATGCCATAGTTTTTCTCCTTAGTAAGTTGCCTATGTTATGTTGCCTATCTAAATGTTTAGATCTTAGTTGCCTGTGACACAAACAAAAAAGCGCAAACACTGTAGTAGTATATGCGCTTTTTGTCTACGTGTCAATGTTATTTATGATCAAGTTGTTCTAAATTAATAATATCGTAGGGTCGTTGTTGTAACTGTTGTTGATTGTGTTCAAACACATCAATGTTGGCCATAAACAGATCATGCAAGGTATCTATATTGGATGTTAGTTTGGTCAAGCATTCAATGTACCTGGAAAATCTTGGCTCATTTTGCAACTCATCATTGTCTTTGTTTTGATCTTCGATATTGTCCCAACTAAAGTCAATTCCTACTGGCAGACGCCAACCATTTTCGACCAAAGTACGATAATACTGCCTAGGACCAAAATTCAACACAAATCTACCTTGTATCAAATGGTCATAAGTTTTTTCACAAAATATCACATTATTGCCTTTTATCATTGATTCTATCTGCGCTGATACATAGGTATCATCAAAAAATCTTCTTGCCGGCGGTGTGGCTGCTACACTTCGAATATGTGTTTCGCCAGTTTCACACGGCAACACTGTTTCATCAGAAAATCCACCGTGATGTCCTGGAATGTGATGTATTGAGTTGTATAGGTGTTGTTTAATGTGTTTATTATTTCTGCCATACAAAGAAAGCACTGCCAACGGTCGTCGATCTAGTAGCACGGGCCATTGATTGAAATTTTGTTGGCCAAGTTGCTTCCATCCTGGCTTTTTGTCGTGATAGGCTTGTTTGCATCGATTCCAATAAAAATCAAAATGTACAACATGGTCAAGATCAGGTACAGATTTCTTGCGAAAGGTTAACAAACTAGTTGGTAATATCTTTTGAAAATATTTTATCATTTCGATACGTTGAGTTTCAAATATCGATTCATAATGAAATATATCATAAAAAACCAATTTTTGAATTGCGTGAGTTTTTATGTATTCTTCGAGTTTGCTTTTTGTGTACAAAGGCAGGCGAGTATCTGTCTTGACTTCATACATCCAAAAGTCCGCCCATAATTCACCGGATGATTGATCGTGCTCTATCGGTAACCATTGTGGAAAGGTAAAAATAGAAGCATCGCTGCCCGGCATCAAGGCTACCTTGCGCATGATTAGATGTTATCTGAGCAAAGCCAATGATTTTATTCTTGCCAGAAGTGCATCGCCTTCTTGGACGTCAGTTTCTTTACCTTCATAGTAGCTGCCGGTCATAGCACTGTTGCTGTTGATTGGGTCTTGGGGTGCTTGTGCTTCTCCCATGCTGTAGGGCATGCCCACTGCACCACCATCTTCTTCCATGCTGCCACATTCCATCAGCCCGTGTTCTGGGCAGTATTCACCTTCGGCTGTCATGTTGCATGAGCCTTCGATTATACTGGATCCGCCCTTGGTCAGTTCTTGACCGCCAGTTGCACCCACAGAAGCACCTATTGGTCCGCCCAGCATGCTGCCCAAAGCAGCGCCGCCAATGGTGCCAAGCACTCCTTCATCAATGCCAATGTCTTGAGCAAATCGGTCACTGACCCACTCGTGAGGATCACCTGTGCGAGCTTTCTTTGTACCATAAGGCATGTCATCAAAATAATAGTCATACAGCGCATCATACAAATCGTCACTCATGTCTCCAGTTTCGGTAAAATCTTTGATGTCTCGACGGAAACGATCTTGTATGTGACTCAAGGTGCTGCCTGTTGAATCATTTAGTACACCTTCTTTGATGGGCACGCCAGCATATTTCAGCATTTCGGCCAATTCACGATCTTCCACGAATGTAGACTGGTTGTCGCCTTCTGCCATGTCTTGTTCTTTCACCGCTGGTGCCTCATCTTGTGGCACATCAGCAGGTTCTGCTTGGGTGCTTTGAGGAGTTTGAACACCCAGTTCAGCCAGTCTGCGTTGTACATCTGAGTCATCCCAAATGTTGGCGCGGCCTTCTGATCGGTCAGCCAAGTCATTTAGGATGTCAAACAGCTCATCATCGCCCACAACGTCATACAACAACTCTGTAGCGTTGGTGGCATCAGGCCCAACAATGAGTTCTGCACTCATCAGCTGGTTGAGTTTTTCCATTTGTTCTGGAGTTTCTGGCAATGCCCAGGTGCCCTCACTGAGATTGTTGATCCAGTTTTCAAATATTTGCGCTTCTTTCATGTTCATTCCTTGTTGTTGTATCTTGGCCAGTGTGGGCAAGGCAGCTTCAATTCTAGCATCCAATGTTTGTTCCACAAACATGTTGCGTAGATTTTCTACTAGACTCTCTGCTTCGCCAACTTGGTCAGGAGCCCAGCTTTCAAAGTATGCTTGATAGCCGCGTGGGCTGCCAAGATGCTTGATTGTTTCTTGTAAGTTTTGATAGTATTGTCGTGCGCTTTCCACAAGCTCTTGTGTGACGCCTTCAAACACACGACGGTGTTGAGCGCGATTAAAACGGCTCAACACAGCCATCTCGCTCACAACTTCAGTGATATGATTGCCACGCACATCATATGGACGTCCGCCCAAACGCACATGTTCCAACATGGCTCGGCCGCCTGCTAAACTTTTGAATGGCAGTCGGAATCGTTCTTGATCAGCGGTTTCAATAAACAAACTTTCCACATAACGATAACGCTTGTCATCTTCGCCCAATGTGCGGTTGTGTTTGATTACCAGTCGAGCTTGAGTTTGCTCGCCCATGTAGCTGACTTTCCGGTTGCCATAATAGCCTTCAAACAGGCCTTCTTTGATGGCAGCAATGCCCGCAAGTGTGTGTTTGAGCTGGTTGATGTCTCGAGGACTCCATGTTGCTGAATGACTGGCAGCTTTGTTGCTGAGTTGTTCCAGAAAGCTGAACCATTCGTCTTTGTCTTCAGGATCCATGCCTCTGCCCAGGTTGTCGCCATAAAACAAATTGAGTTCGTCATCCGCAACAACAATCACAGCAGTACCGTAGTTTTTGCCTGTGCCGGCGACATAGTCAAATTTCATAGTTTTGGCATCACCTGCTTCGGTAGGCTGGCCTTGAGCGTCAAAATATTCTGGGTCAAAGTTCTTTGTAACCAGAAAGTCTGCTAGATCTTGAGGTAATGCTTCCATTGTCATAGTTGTGTATTTAGCGCAGCATTGATATGAACGGCATGGGCTCAATGACGTTATCGCCGTGATCTTTCATTTGTGTGTCTAATTCTGCGTGATAAGTCTGCAACATCATCAACATGCGCACTATCAACAGAGAGCTCATTACCAAATCGTCGGTTTCTCCAGGTTTGGCAGCATAACTTCCGCCATTGGCCACAAAAGTTTTGAGTTCCGAAATCAAGGGTCTGCTGTACAATCTCATGCGTCCAGATTCCACAAGAATTTTGAACTTGTTGCAAGCAGTGAGTTTGGCTTTGTTTGTGGTGTTGAATCCTTTGCGGAATCTACGCCCTGTGGTGCCTGTTACACTGTTGTCGCTGAGGAAATAGCCTTTAATGTTCTCTTCCCCGTATTCGTTTATTGAGATCAAGGCAGCTTCACCAATGGTGTTGTTTTCTACTGAATAGTAGATCTTTTTGTCATCTTTGGTGACGTCGTACAGTTCATTCACAATATCAGCCAACAGTTTGACCTGGGTAGGGATGTCTGTTTTGTTGTGGCGCCATTCTGCTACTTGCTCTGTGGTTTCTGCTTCAAACACCTGTATAGCAGCAGGATCTCCACCTGTACCCAGGCTGGGATCTAGTGCCACAATGTAGATTTTGTCTTTGACAGGTGTTTTATACCAACGCACCTGTCCTGTACGACGATTGGGTTCTACTCCTTCTAGGTCTAGCAGTCTAGTAGGAGCAATCAAGGTTTCATCATTGATAACGAATTCACATTCCATTTCTCGTCGGAATCGATCTTCGCCCAATTGTGCCAGTTGTTCTAGTCCCCACTTGGCATCTCTGTCAGGATGTTCACGCCAGTTGCTTCTAAATGCACGAAAGCCGTTGATACCTAGTTCTGTGGTGTTACCATGCTCGTCCATGGTCTTGTTAGCACCTTTCCACAGATAAGCAAACTGATCTTCGTCTGAGTTGGGTGTTGATGTGATAATGGCCTTACCACCTGTGGCCAACGTAGGGCTAATAGAAGTCCAAAACTCTCGAGCAATAGTGGGTCGCACAAATGCAAATTCGTCAGCGTACAGGAGTGAGATACTCATACCCCGTCCGGTTGTTTCTGTAGTGGTCTGGGCTACAATACGACTGCCGTTTTCAAATTCCAAGCTGTTTTTGTTGTAGCTGGTGGCACCTGCCCTAATATGGTTAGGGCACAATTCGTATGCGTACCTAATACGTTGCATGATCTCTTGTGCGCCGGTGTATTTGTGTGCTGCCACAAGTATGGTCGAATCTGGCACAAACATAGCGTACCACAACAGATACCCAGCAGCCGAAGTTGATTTACCTGTTTGTCGAGGCATCAGACTGATACTGTATCTGTAGTTGTGATAGGTTTCAATCAGTCTGGTTTGATACTCAAATGGATGATAAACCATCTTACCGCGTGTGGGATGCTGGATGTAGAAGAAATGATCTAAAAAGTATAGTGGTCCATTCACAGGATCCGCACAAGCAGCAAACTCTATCAGTTCATCTTCAGTGAATACTTCCTTACGGTGCGGTGCTTTGACCAACACCGTTTCTAGATTTTTATTTGGCGGTGGCGAAATCATTTATGATTCTTTCTGCAAATGTTCTGTGTCCTTCAGGACCGGCATGCATGCGGTCTCTAGCATACCCTACTTCTTCGCGGCTTTTGGCAAACCAATCATGTGCATTGTATGTCAAACAACGTATGCCCAATCTAGCACACAATCCTTCTACTGCCAATCGATTCCGTGCGTTATTTAAGTCCGCATTGCGATCATTCAAAAACCAAGTTTTTATAAATCCGTCTTGATCGGCTCCGCTAATTTCGCTAGCAGGCAAATAAGTGTCGTGATTGTGGTTGTCTTTTTCTGATATCAAATCAAATCTGTGCTTGGGCGGTGCTGCCATTACCACCAGTTTTGGGCGTAGTATTGGTAACCAGTGATTGGCCAGCATAAAACAAGTGTCTGCGCTGGTGCCGCCCCAGGCCAGATTGTAATTTTTCAAACCCAAGGCCTGTGCAACCAAATAACTCCATGTGGCCTCTTCTGGCAGTCCAATACCAATGGTATAACTACACCCCAATGAAACTACACTGGCCGCTTGCGGATCAAATTCTTCTGATCTAAATCCCTCACTGTTTATACGATATGTTATAGCATTGGGCTCAAGCCAACCTTGGCTGCGAAAATATTCACGGTATTCTTCAACCTGCACTAGTCGTTGAAAAC